TCTACCATTAAAATCACCCCATACATCACGAGAAGGAGTAGTTGTTTCAAAATATTTTGAATTACCAATCATTTTTTGTAATAGTATCATAAGAGTTCCCTTTCCAGAACCTTCTTTTGAAATTAAGGTAGGACAAATAGTTTTAATGGCTGGAAATTGAATCATTTGAGCTATCCAAGCTTCAAAATATTTGGCTACTTCTATTTCATTATTGCAAAGAATAAGAATATGTTTTTTAATTAATTCTAATGCACCAAGTGTCGGGTCATAATTCTTTACCAATTCCATAGCAAAAGGTTTCCAAGTATTAAATACATCAACAGGACATTTACTAGTATCAGGGTAACATTCCATATCATTAAAACACCGTTGTAATGGATTATTTTTTAACCAATCATTAATAAAATTTATATTTACTATTAGTTGATGATCGTATGTTTTCATTATTTTTTGATATGTTAAATTTTCATAAGCAGTTAATAAATGTGTTTTTGACATAGGAGTAATTTTATCAGTATCTTCTTTAATAAAAAATCCTCTATTAATTATTTTACAGTGAGTTAATTCAAAATTTTTTGAAACTATTTCAAATGACTTATTAAGTATTAAATCTTCAATAATATTTTCTTCCTTTAATTGATAATCGTCTGGTAATTGAATTTGTTGAGAATGTTCTTTATAACAAAATACCATGTTAAGATCTTCAAATTGAGAATTAACAAAATCAGTTATTTCATTTAATAATTCAGTATTTTCATAATGACTACCATACATCATAAGACCATCAAACATTAAAGCGCAAATTTCAATTTGTTTTTTATTACAAATACTTATAACTTCTTGAAGTATTTTATTTTCAAAAACACATAGAATCCTATTAATAGCAGAGCCTAGCCAATTATATATTCTAGTAGGAGGCACAGAATTTACAATATGTTTATAACAAGATAATTCAGTTATTTTTTTTTGCAATATTTTACATTCTTTATCAAAATCTTTAAAAAATGGATTTTTTATTTTTCTATTAATTTTATCATCATTAACTGCTTTTAAAAATTCTGTTTTACCTTCAGTTCCAAATTCTTCTAGAACTTTCTCTCTATTATCAATATACCAACTAAGATTAGGACAAGGAATATTATTTATTTTACAAATATATTTGAGGATAACTGGGTGTGCGTTTTTCATATCAATATCAGTTGTAACATCTTTTAAAAGAAAACCCCTGAAATCTTTTTGCAAACCTTGAATTGAATTACCCGAGTAAAGACGACCACCAACTTCTAATGGTGTAGTTTGAGTATAAGAATAAATTTTTTTTGTTTCACCTCTTGTTTTAATATTTGTTTGACAATAAGATTTCATCATATCAAATTTAATTTTTCTTTCACCTTCATTCTCGCAGTTTGAAGAATATAATTTAAAAGTTTTCATATCCATATCATTCAAAAAGTTAATTTCTTTTAAAGGTATTCTTTCAATAAGTTCCATTTATATATATATAAAAGAAAATAATCTTTATATATATATTTAATTAATTAATAATTATCTGTTTTCTTTAATATATTCATTTTCTTTAATAATAGAATCTTGGATTTTCTTTAATAAGTTTTGAATAATATTTTCCTTAATAATTTCTTTTTCCTTAATAATTTCATTTTCATCAATAATAGATTCTTCCTTAATTATTTCATTTTCCTTAATAATTTGTTTTTCCATTTTTTTCTTTAAGTAATATATTTTTTTCTTTTCCAATACTTTTTCCTTATTATCATGATAATATTTAAGACTTGATACTTTGGCATTTGCATTATATTTTTCTCTATTTAGATTTCGCCATTTTAAAATAGCTCTAATTTGCGATTCACTAGTTTTCATCATATATAATATATATAAAGAAAATATTTAAATGTTAATTTAATTTAATATTTTATTTTCAAATTCTGCAATACAAAAATTCCTATGTTTATTTGATGTTTTAATATGCTTTGAAAAATTCATTTTACTACCAACCCAACCACATCTACAAGTTTTCTTAATAGCGTAATGCTCTTCACATTTTATTTTATTATAATCTTGCAAAGCATAATTATTTGGAATTTGAATATTCAACATTTGGTATCCTTGTTCTTTATATTGTTTTATAAAAGCCAATTCAACATAAACTGATGTTTTATCATCACAAAAACATTTATGAATAACTTCAATTGTAAAATTCTCAAATGATCCATTTTCTCGAATAAATCTATATAATTTTACTTCGCTACTTTTTGAATTTGTTTTATGGTTAGAAACTCGACTTCTAAAATCTTTTGTCTTACCAATATAGCAGACATTTAAAGATTCATCAATACATGTAATTTTATAAAAACTATAAGCCCAAACTGGAGAGAATGATTCTTCGGCAACTTCAACTTCAATTTCAATAGACATTTTATAATATATAGTGAGAAAATAATTTTAGGATTTTTTAGTTATTATTCCTTAATATTTATATTTAATATTTCTTTATTAAAGAAATTAATATTTTTAATAAGATCATTTGAATATCCATTTAAAATAAAACACTCGTATAAGACTTGAGAAGGTTTTAAAAGTCGAATTGTTTTAACTGCATCTTTATTATTAAAAAGAAATTTAAAAAATAGTTCTCTCTGTATCTTATCTTCATTATCAATAAAATAAGAACATTTTTGAAAGCCAATATCAAAATGTTGACCATTGAGCAGGAAGATTCTATATCTTCTATTTCTTAATGGAGATTTTTCAATATTTATTATAAGATTCATTTATATAATAAGTATATTAATTTTTAAGCTTTTGTTCTATTAAAAGCCAATACTTCATTATATACTGGACCTACCAAATATGATTTGGCATCTTTTTTTATAAAGCCTTTTGAAGCGCCAATTTTATAGGCTATATCAGGAGTTATATTTTTACTAGTAAATCCATTTTCAATTGCTTTGTTAATAATAGAAATAATTTCTAATGAAGCCTTAGCAGTTTTGGTATAAGATTTTTCAACATCTGGAGTTTTTACTGGAGCAACTTCTGGTAAGGTTTCTGGAGCTCTTAATTTTTCTCTCTTCTTTTTAATAATAATCTCTTCTTGTGGTATAGTTTCTGGTATAGAAGGTAAAATATCTAGTTGAAAAGGCTCAGGTTCAGCGTATGCTTCTTCTGGTGTTATATTTATTGATTCAATAGAAGGTGCAGCTGCAGCTGCTGTTTCTTCAGGAGATAATGTAATTTCACCTTGTGGTGATCCAGTCCATAAATCACTTGGTAAAGAATTTGAAATAGTGCCAATTTGATCCCCGGTTGGATCAGTATGAATAATATCTGGTTGATATTTATCATTTTGAACTGTAATGCTAAAACGAGTTGGTGCTGCAGCAGAAGACGATAAATTACTAGTAGCCCAACTCTTCGGTGCATTAAATGTTAATTCTGGTATAATCACGGCTTCAGACTGTATTGTAACTTTTGCAGCTTTTGTAACTCTTGGAGCTCTTACGGTATAGCCTTTGCCTTTTTTACTAGTTGGTTCAACTTCGCTGAATTCACTTTCATAAGGATCACGAGAAGGAGGAAAAGGTGGTAATAATTTAAGAGGCTCTTTAATTGGCTGGGATAACCAGGTAGCAGCTTGTCTTGGAGGTTCAATTCCCATAAGGGTAGGTTGTTGAGGTGGTTGACCCGGTGAAGTTATCGCTGAATATCCTTGAACTGGAAATACAAATGGTGGATTATAAGATGTTTGTATATCTGCACCCTTTTTCTTTTTTAAATCCCCAACATTTACTTTAACTATTTGCTGATTCTTTGGCTTCAACTTTTTAATTATTTTTAAAATATCTTCAGTTGATAATCCCTTTTTAGATTTCTTTTTATCACTCTTATTTCTATTCTTCTTTGGCATTATATATTATAAGAATATTTAAAATTTATTTTATTTGTAATTCGTTAAAATTTTTATATAATTTTCCATTTGTTAAATCAATATCTAAATGCTGATAAGGTTTTTCAAAACAATAATCATAAACGCTTTGACGCTTATCTTTTTCAATTCCAAAAAATTCTTCACAAACATTATTCCATTCATTCGCAGATTTTGGTTTCCAAATAGAAATATTGGTAAGTTGTCTTCTAATAGTAGCAGGCATATATTTCAATTGTTGCAAAGTAAATATCCAAGATGCAGATAAATGTCTAGTCTTCATAATGAGTTTAGAGAGAGCCTTTTGAATTTGTTTATCTTTTAAAAATCCAGCCATATCATCTACAATGATCAACGTATGTTCTAATTCACATTCCATATCAAGACACTCTGCTTTAATATCAAGTAAATCATCTTCAATTTCATTTAATAAATCCACGTCTAATTCATGATGCACTTTTTCATGATCGGCTAAAGGATGTTTTTCAACTGATAAGAAGGAAGTAAGAGGACAAAATAAAATAACATTTTCAAATTTACCTCGATAATATTCTTTTGATTTTAACATATTTAAAAGAGTGCTACTTTTTCCACATCCCCCCGTTCCAACCATAGCATATACAAAACCATTTCTAGCTGGGATATTTTTATTTACATCAGGAAGCCAAACATCCATAGCTTCCTTAACTGGCTTTAATGGTTTGAATTTAGAATCAATTTCTACAATGGACATATTATATATATATACATAATATTTCTTATTTAATTGATGAATTAATCTTTTTTTACATATAATAATGCTTGCATAGGAGAATTTCCCATTTCAGTTGCTGTTTTTTGTAATTCTTCCAAATTAATATCTTTAAATTTATTTGTAAGAAAAATATGCCGAAGCATACTAGTGCTGATTTTTTTACCAAATATATCATTAAGCCGATGAGTCATTTGAGGCGATGTAAGAGCTTGAAATTTATTATCAAATAAAACATAATCACAATTTTCTGGAATAACTTTGAACCATTTATTTAATATTAATTTAAGAGGTTTTGTAATTTCGCATTCTTGCTTACCATAACTCTTGGCAGTTTTATAATTTTGAAATACAAATTTAGAATTTTTAACATCAACGTAATTATCTTTTTCAGTATCATAATTTCGCCACTTCATATTTCCAAAATCAATTGATCTTCTGGGAGCTTGAAATAACCCACTTGTTAATGCTAGTAAAACCCATTTCATAAGTATATCAATATCATTAAATGTTAAATTTTGTTTCTTTAAAGTTTGTTTTGCATTATGCTCTAATGAATTAAATAAAGTTTTAATTTCATCAAGAGGTATCATTCCTTCTTCTTGTTGAGGTGTTTTTTCCTGTTTCATTTCATTATCTTTATAAGTTTTAATATCTTCCATCATAATCTTATTATAATTTTTATTATTTGTCAAGACGCTTAAAGCAGCTAAAATAGTTTTTCTTTTATTATAAGGAATATCTTCCAAGTGTTTTAAAATACTTTTATCATTATCAAAATGTTTCATATGATATTCTTTATCATCAAAACATTTATCATAAATATTTTTAAGTATGCTTTTATATGTTTTGATTGAACCAGCAGAAAGGTGAGGTCTATTCTTCTTAACCAAATCAATAATTTCTTCCATATATATTGGTTAAATATAATAATTTTATTTAAACTTCCTTAATTCCATTTTTTAAAAAAAATGGAGTTAAAAATTTGGCTCAACCTTTTCAAAGGTTGATAATGGACTAGATACATTTCCAAATATCAAA